TAATCAAAATCGGTCAGTATGATGGTGGCAGCACCGTCACTGTGGCGTAAGGAGAATAAAACATGGCCACCAGTAATATCTCGCGCTTTTCTAAACTTGCGACAGACCCACTTCGCAGTTTTAGATTTTATGCGCAATTTACGCCTGCAGAAACTAAGGCGTATGCAACAAAAGACTTCACTACTTTTAGTGGAGGCTTTACAAATATCTCTGGGTTATCTATTAACACACAGAGCATTGGATACCGTGAAGGTGGATACAACACTACGTTGCACCAAGTTCCAGGTATGACAACATTTTCACCAGTTACCTTCCAAAGAGGAACACTGTTTGGAAATGACCAAGCAATCAACTGGATGCGTGGAATGTTCGCTGCAGCTGCTGGAGACGGTATCGCTGTAGGAGCAGGAACAAGTTCATTCCGTTGTGATGTTAACATCTGGGTTATGGACCATCCAGTTGCGGATACTGGAGAAAACTCATTTAAGATGCGTTTCAAGATTCACAACGCTTGGATTTCAAGCCTAAGCTACTCAGACCTAAACGCAACAGATAACCAAATTCTATTTGAAACAATGCAACTAGTACACGAAGGTCTTTCAGTCTCCTTTACAGGAGCAACTGGAGATGTTCGTGCTGGAGATGCAAAAGGTTAAACAAACTAACTAAGGAGAATAAATCGTGGCAGAACAACTAGTTACAGACCAGTCACTACTCGATAAATTGACCAAGAGTATTGAAGAGCCTGCAGTTGCAGTAAAAACTGTACCGCCTTCAAATTCAGAGGTGACTCTTCCCGGAGGATATATAAACCGGGAAGGGTCCCTAGTCAAATACGCAGAAGTGCGTGAATTGACGGGTGTAGATGAAGAAGCTATATCTAAAGCAGGGTCTATTGGAAGAGCATTAAACGTAATGCTACAACGAGGACTTGTTAGCTTAGGTATGGAGAAGGCCAACAAAGAAGACTTAGACAGCCTGCTATCAGGTGACCGAGATGCAATTCTTGTTGGAATTCGATGCGTTACCTTTGGGTCTAAAGTTGATTTTAATATCACTTGCCCATTTTGTAAAACAGCTCTAGACGTAACAGTGGATATAAAAGACGGCATACCAGTGCGTGAACTTGCAGACCCTATTGAAGACAGAACCTTCGTCTATCAATCAAAATTAGGAGAAGTTCTTGTTAATTTACCTAACGGGTCAGTTCAAAGAAAACTCATGGAAAACACGGATAAAACCGTGGCAGAGTTAAACACAATGCTTCTTGCTGGATGCATTTCTACTATTAACGGAGCACCCTCTTTAGGAGCGGTTTCTGTATTAAAACTAGGAATGTCTGACAGAAGTAAAATCATTGAAGAAATTTTAACTCGTAATCCAGGACCCCGCCTCGGGGAGGTGAGTACGGCCTGTGAGGCATGTGGTGAAGATATAGCTATGCCACTAAGCCTGGCCGACTTGTTTCGTCTATAAAGACGAGGATTATGAGAACCTGTTAGACCAGTACGAATTTTTGACACGTTCGTTTCCAGGATGGACGTTAGAAGATATTCGTTCTTTATCAGTTAGAGAACGATTTAATTGGATTTCAAGAGCTAAACGTAAGTAGGAGGTGATTAGCAGATGAGTGTTCTTGGTGGAATGAACCTTGGCGGTAGCGGCCAAGCTAAAAAAATTCAGCTAGTTACTGACCTACGTGAAGAATACAATAAATTAAATCAAGTTCTTCAAAAAACAAAAGAACTATCTGCTGACATCGCAGCTAATTTAAAAGCAGGAAAAGGAACTGGAGCTTTTGCCGTAGCAGGCGGAGGCGGACCTGGAGTTCCACAAATGCCTGGTGCTGGTTCTTTAGGAGGGTTTGTACAACCTCCTAATAGAAACCAACAAGCAGCTAATGAATCATCTAGTGGTATGAGTTTTGGTGGAGCAGTAGCTAGAGCTCTTCCATACGCTGTAGCGGGTATTGGTCTTGCTGCAACAATGCTTCCTACAAATCAACAAGCAATTGAACGTAACTTTACTGAATCCCGCTTAAACTTCATGACTAACGGCGGAGCTCGCCGCATGATTAGCGGAGCGATGCAAACTGGAACAGGAATTGAGCCGGAAGACGCAGCCCGTGCAGCAATGATGGGTTTGAGCGCTGGAATGCTCCCAGGATTTGGAAAAAACGATTCCATGTCCGCAGCTGCTACATTTTCAAACCTTGCGCCTGGCGTAGGTATTCAAGGTGGTATGTCTGCCGCTATTGCTTTAAATCAAGCATCTAGCGTAAACAAACTTCGTATGATTGGCATAAATGTACGAGGTTCCGATGGCTTTATGAGAAAGCCTGAAGATATTGCTAACGATGTGTGGAAGCAATTAACCAGTGCAGCTGGTGGAAAGAAAATAACAAAAGATGCTATTGCTCTATCATTGCAGCCAGGTAATGCTCTTTATTCTTATTTAAATCAGTACTTCGGTGAATCGCCAGAACTACGAATGGGCATCATTAATGCAATTATGCAAAAAGCATCTGGTGCAGAATTAGATTTACAATCGTTAAAAGACAGCGGATTGATTCCAGATATTGCTCAAAGCGAAGCAAAAAGAAACGCAGCAGCTTCCGATGTTATTGCTTCTACATCTGATTATCAAATTCAAGGAATTATGGAAGCTAACACGCTTCTTACCACGGCTGCTAAAAACTTTAATAAACACGTAGACGACTTTGGTTACATCATTAAACAGTTCTCTAAAATAGAAACATTAGCTGGTGGAGGAAATAACGGACTTGGCGGGTTAATGGGTGGTATAGGTGGGTTAGTTCTTAGCGGAATAACCTCTTTCCTAGGCGCTCTATTTGGCGGAGGTGCTGGAAAAGGTGGCGCGTTTAAAAAGTTTGGGCTGGCTGCTATTCTTGCAACAGGTGCAACGTACGCAGCAAACAAACTATTTAACACAGACATGACTGACGAAGAGCCTGGTGGTGGAACTGGTGGTGGCGACGGCAAAGAAGCTATGTATACAGCAGTTAAACCTCTAAGCGGAAGTCCTAGAGTAACCAGTTCTTACGGTGAAGTAAGACATTTAGTATTTAATGGAAAGAAAAGCCCTTCTTATGGAAGACCTCATGGAGGCGTAGACTACGGAGTTGCCACAGGAACTCCAGTAATGGCTGTTAAAGATGGAATAGTACAGCCTACGGGTTATGATTCTGACGGATTTGGTAACTATGTAAAAGTATTACATGACGATGGATACACAAGTTATTATGGACATTTGTCTAGCAAAGGTGTACCTGAAGGCGCTTCTATAAGAGCTGGACAAGTTGTTGGATTAAGCGGAAATTCAGGAAACAGCACTGGTCCACACCTACACTTTGAAGTACGACGAGGCGAATCTAAGGTAGACCCACTCGGTTACTTAAGTGGAGCGGCCTCTCTAGACTCTAGTTCTGCTTCAAGTGTTTATTCAGCAAACGCCATAGAAGGTGTTGGAGTATCTGGCACATCTTTATTTGATATGAAATCAGGAACGCCTTTATTTGCAAAAAGCGGTGGGGCTGGTGGAAGTGAAATTGGTGGGGGCAGTACACACACTAACTACGGTGGAGTAGTTGTAAACATCAATGTACCTAAAGGAACTGCAATTGACGAAAAGAAACTTGCAAGAGAAGTTAAAAACATCCTTGTTAACGAAGACGCTATTAGAATGGCGGTAAGTAGATAATGCCATTTCCTTTGATACCTGTTGTAATAGGGGCCGTAAGAATAGGCGTTGGAGTAGCTGCCAAACAAATTGCAAAAAACCAAGTAAAAAGAACTGCGGCTACAGTTGCTAAAGGTGCTGCTAAGTCAGCTAAAGCGGCAAAACCTGGTACTAGCAAAATTACAAAAACTGCAAGTGGATATGCTGTAGGAAGCGCTGCATCAAAAGTACTAACAAAAAAAGTACTTGGAAGAACAGCTACTGTAGCTACTGTAGGTACTATTGTTATTCCACCGCTAATTGATAAGATTTCTAAAAGGGATACTAAATCAACTTCTAACAATGTTACTACAGATAGAACTACTGCAAAAGATAAGACTAAAGCGGAGGTTGCTACTAATGGCGATACTACTCCGTCTCCTCAGCCAGAAGCTGACCCAAGTGAATATAAATGGAACTTGCCTCCTCACAAATGGAGTATGCCTTTAACACCTACCTTAGTTAACAACGTGGGTGGTGGGTACAACGATTTTGGAAAACCAAATCGTTCTAGCGAAGCTTACCGTCGTGGCCGTCTATGGTGGAATTCAAGCGCAAATTTAGACATTACAGTCGGCTCTTCTGATTCTAGTAGCGACGCACAAAAAATAGCAAAACAAGCTTCTGATAATGAAAGAAAATACGGTTTTCAATTTTTATGGAATCCAGAATCTTTCTCAACAGCTGTTCAAGTACAAATGGAAACAACTCCAGATGTCAAGGACATGTTTCTATCTTTAGTGGCCGCTTTCCCAGCTACTGAAACAATTACGTTTAATATTGTTTTAGATAGAACTAATGACTTTGCCTGTGCTAACGCTAAATTTGAAAGACCAGGGTTAAACACTTCAAATATCTATGGGGTACCCCCAGCTCAAGTATCTCAATACAGACCTGACCAGTCTTACGACAACAAGGTGACTGAAAGGGGTCTGTTGAGAAACTCAGTGAGAGAGTTTTCTGAATATTACAGTGGAAACACCTCTTTTCAAACTAGTGCTGAGCAATTAGAAGATAAGTTACTTGACCTATTTGAACGAGGAACAATTTCAGACGTTGAATACCTATACAGAGCTATTAATGGTCCTGGAACAGGTGACACTGTTTGGACTAACAGACGCGGAATACAAACAGCTGACATTGGTTTTTTAATGCCAACATTATTAAATATTGACATTGGCCCTCTTGCTTACAAAGGATATGTCACTAGTCTAGGAGTTCAACATATGAGGTTTACACCAGATATGATTCCTATTTCTACAAATGTATCAATATCACTAAACGTCCTTGCAACCGCAGGACTTACAAGCAAGGGATAACAATGCCAATTAGACTAGGTTCACGGTATGAGCTCTCTGTTGTTGATTTTATTTCTTTTGAGCCTGATGAAGACGCATACCCAGTTGTTTTTTACGAGTTTGATGAACTAAGTATATTAACTTATCAAGAGTATCCATACAAACAAGGAGAACGACTAGACAATATTGCTATGAAATTTTATGGCAAACCAGGTTTTTGGTGGATAATTATGGAAGCTAATCCTGAAATTGAAGATATACAAAATATTCCACCTGGTACTTTTTTAAGGATTCCTCGTGTTTAATAGCGTAAACGTTAGCTTTCCTACCAGCGCTGCTCAACCAGACCGTGTTCATACTGCCTATATTAAACAAGGGCTTTTCAATCATGAGTTTGCAAGCATTCAATTTCGTGATTGGGGAGTGGATATATCTCGAGTTATGCCAGGAACTCCAATAACCTTAAATATTGGAAAAAGAGAGTTTGTCGGGTACGTTCATCACATAGAAGGTGATATGACTGGAGCTTCTAATTTTATTGAGGTCTCAGCAATTGGTGCTTCTTATGTAATGCGTCAAGCTAGCCAAGATGTGTTTAGAAATGTAACCGCTAGTGAGATTGCTCAAAAAATTGCTATAGAAAATGGTTTTTCTTATAAAATTGAACCGCATCCAAGGGTGTACCCTCAAATATCTCAGGCAGGGTTAACTGATTGGGAGTTTTTACGAAAACTAGCAAAACAATGCGGATACAGTTTAAACGTAGAAGGAACTACCTTGTATTTTCAACCTCATTTAAAAGAATTTACAGAAAATCTTTCTGAGGCTCTTTATTTTACTAGAGGTGAGTACGGAATGAAGAGTGCTCAACATATATACGAGTTTAATCCTGTAGTTGGAGAAACCCTATCACACAGATTAGCAGATAAATCTGCAATTGCAGTTACTGGAGTAGACCCAAGGACTGCTGAGTTAATTCAAGTAACAAAACAAGAACGTTCAACCCCCACTAGAAAAAAAGCTCAAACAGAACTATTTGATAAATACGCTACTACAGTAGTTGTAAACGACTTTGAAGTAGCTACGTATGAAGCAGAAGCTGCTGATGAAAACTCTAAATTTCCGTACCGAGCTACCGCTGTAGTTTTTGGAGATTATAGGCTACTTCCAGGAAAACCTGTTTATTTAGATACAGTTGGTTCATATAGTGGTTACTGGACAGTTTTAGAGACAGAGCACAGATTAGAAGAAACAGAGTTAAACTATTATCTTTATACAACTTATCTTGTATTGGGAACCGATTCTTTAGGAAGCGTTAACATAGCAGGCGCCCCTGCGTCACCTGCAGCTTTTCAAAACAGAATAATTAAACCTAATGTTAGACAAACTCGAGAAACGCCAAAAAACCAATTAATAAGCTCTTCTCCTCAAATAAAGCCAACTTCTGACATTAGACTAGTAACTTCAAAAAATAGAACTGCTCCTAACAAAAAATCGTTTGAAGTCTCTAACAACACATGGTCTTCTAATAAAGGCAATTTAATTGCTAAAAAAGCAGAGACTAAAAGGTCCCCAGTTGTAATTGCAAAAATAGAGAGGACTATATGAGCGACGTATATTACGGAATCTATAGGGGAATTTGTAAAGAAAATGAAGACCCTGAAAACTACAAAAGAATTAAACTACTAGTTCCTCAAGTTTTGGGTAACGCTTTAAGCGAGTGGGCGTGGCCGTGCCTACCTGTAACCTCTAATTCAAACCATCCTGACCATCAAGAACATACAGCAGCACAAATTGCCGCATTACTTACTACCACCGCTGTCAATATTGCAGGAACCGATAGTAGAGGTGACTCGCATACTATTGCTGTCCCAGCTTTAACCGTAGTGGCTAAAGCAGGAGCAGGTACGCTAGAGCACCCTAAAAAAACAACCGCAGATACGGATGAACTTTGGAACGATGAGCAAGAAACAAATACCACAGCAGAGCACTCACCACATAGATTGGTTCCAAGACTTGACCAAGGAGTATGGGTTATGTTTGAGGGTGGAGACGCTAATTTTCCAGTTTGGATAGGGGTGTACTAATGGCAAGCTCAGCAATATCATTACCGTTTTCTTTTAACTCTTTTGGGGAACTTTCGTATTCCAATGACCAAAAGAAGATTTGGCAAGATAGGGTCCTTTTAGTGCTTATGACTAGGTTTGGTGAAAGAGTCATGCGCCCTAACTACGGCAGCTTAGTAAACCAAACAGTGTTTGAAAACGAAACTCTAGCTATAGAGAAGGCAACTACCACAATTAGGGAAGCTTTTAGCAAATGGCTTGTAGGATTAGAGCTAACTTCCATAAAACCTGTGTTTGACGCCGTACAAGGTTCTCTAGAAGTTAGCGTTTTTTATAAACTTCCTACTGGGGAGGAGGATACAGTCACACTAAAAACCGCTATCCTTAGTTCTTCAGGTGATTTAATTCAGGAGATAACCAATGGCTGATAACGCTTCCTCTTCATATATCCCACAGGTGGACTACACCTCCAGGGATTATGAGACCATTCGTGAAGACCTTCTTAATCTAATCCCTAATTACGCCCCTAATTGGACTAATAGAGACCCATCGGATTTTGGAATTACTCTGGTTGAACTATTTTCCTATATGGGAGACTTATTAAACTTTTATATCGATAGAGCTGCTAATGAGGGGTTCCTAGCTACCGCTAGTCAAAGAGATAGCATTCTTAGAATTGCTTCTATGCTTAATTACACCCCAACCGAAAGCACCCCAGCTACTGTAGAACTAACGTTTTCTAACTCTAGTGCTACAAATAAGACAGTACCGGCAAAAACTCAAATTGCTACGTCTGTAACTGTAAACGGAGTTACTACTCAAGTTGTTTTTGAAACAGATGACGCAGTAGTTGTTCCAGCTAAAGTTGGTGCGGTTAACGGAGTTGCTACCGTAGACGCTACTCAAGGAAAAACATTCACTGAGCTACTTGGAACATCTAACGGAACGCCTAATCAAGTCTTTAAATTGTCTCAAGAGTCAACTATCACAGATAGTATTGAGATTTCTGTAAATGGAGTTATTTACACTTACAGCGCATTTTTAATTGACAATAACCTATTTGACCCTGTGTTTACAACTTTTTCGGATTCCGAAGGTTATACCTATGTTCAATTTGGTGACGGTATCGGTGGCCGTATACCCCCTTCAGCTGGAACTATTAATGCAACGTACAGAGTTGGACTTGGTTCTGCTGGAAACGTGCCTTTAAATAAATTAACTTTCTTTTTAACAAACCCTCAATCTGGTGTGACTGTTAACAACCAGGAAGCAGCGGCTGGTGGCTCAGACCCAGAAACAACAGACTCAATTAGGACTAACGCCCCCCTAGCGTTAAAGGGATTAAATAGAGCTGTGTCTCTTCAAGACTACTCCTCTCTTGCTCTTCAACTTCCTGGAGTAGCTAAAGCAATTGCAGAAGCAAATGTTTACTCAAGCATTTTGTTATTTATAAAACCATTTGGAGATAGAGGCTCTGTAACTGCAGGAGGAGTCGTATCAACTACACCAGTTTTTGATAACCTAATCACAGAACTTTCTACATATTTTCAAGAAAAAGCTGCTCCTGGAACTGAAATCACATATTTCCCACCAGCGTACGTGCCTGTTGATTTAGAAGTTACTATTAATTTGCTACCTCAATACAAGCAGAGCATTGTACAAAATCAAGCTTTATCATCAATAAGAGAACTATTTAATATTGACAATGTGTTTTTTGCAGACACAATACCGCTTCAATATATAATGAGCGCATTAAATGCTGTAACAGGAATTGACTACGCTACTGTAGAGATTCTTCGCAGAACAGACGCAAAACAGCAATTTAATGTGTCTAATTTTGCATTAGCATCGAATGTAGCCACTATAACAACCTCTGCTGCACATAACTTTACAATTGGTCAAAAGGTTAGAATTGCCGATGTAGTAAACACTAACTTTAACGGGGTGTTTACAGTATTAACTGTTCCTTCTTCTACAACGTTCACATATGCTAAAACATACTCAGGAACTATCTCTAGCACAGCAGCTTCTGTTGGTACTGCTCTAGCGTTAGTTGTAGAAACTGTTGAATGCGCAGTAAATGAACTTCCAGAAGAAGGAACTTTCACAGTAAACGTATCTGGTGGAATTAGCTAAGGAGAAAAATGACAGCCGTATACCCAGGGTCAATTAGAAACTTTACTACAAAAGCAAACACTGTAGATACTATTGACGCGTCCCACCCAAACTTACTTCAATTAGAGGTAACCGCAATTGAAAGCGTACTTGGTATAAATCCAAATCTTTCAACTACTGGTTCAGGAGCTTATACAAACGTCGCTACTTCCTGGGCAACCGTATCTTCTAGACTTGCAAATATAGAAAATGGAATTACTGGAGACGTACACACTCAATACTTAAAGCTATCTGGCGGAGGTATTGTGTTAAGTACAGGTGCTGCAACCGTACCACTTACAGTAAGAGGAACAGCAAGCCAAAGCGCAAACTTACAAGAGTGGAGAAACTCTGCTGGAACAGTTGTTGCTTCTGTATCTCCAACTGGAACTGTATTTGCCGCAAACGTTGCTGAAGAAACAAGTAACTTATCTGTAGTATCTTGGGTATTTGGGTAATAATAAATGGCTATTTATGGCGTTGATTTTTACGGTATTTCTTTCTACGGTGCAAACACCCTAGTAGATTTTGACGCATCTCCATTTACAGCTACCTCTACAGACTATAACGAAATTGAATTAAGATGGACTGAACCCTCTGGTTCTTGGAGCAATTTACGTGTGTTAAGAAACCCGTTTGGATTTCCCATGACTCCAGATGACGGAGACTTATTAGTAGAAGCCATACCCGCAGACGACGTCACTTTCTATTTAGACCAAGGTCAAATACCTTCAAACTCCGGCCTACTTCCGGGTCGCACTTACTATTATTCAGTATTTGTAAAAGAAACAGTACAAAACACTTGGGTTAAAGCTGGAGAGACTATTGGGGTTTCTGTAAAAAATTACGGAACTAGAGAGCAGTTTTATGATTACCTTCCAGCAATTTTTAAAATAAAAAATACGTTTTCTGCTTCTGATAATGACGATTCTATAAACGATGACCTATATAACTTTTTAAGTATTTTTGCTATTGAACACGACCTATTTAAAACTTCGGCTCAAAACGTTAGTGAACGCTACGACATACTTAATCTAGATGGTCGTTTAGTTCCCCCAATGCTAAATCAATTTGGATTAAGATACGAACCATACGTAGGTCTTCAACAAGCACGAATTCTTCTTAGAAATGCTATTAAAATCTACTCTGAAAAGGGTTCTATTCAAGGATTAAAAACTTACGTTACAGCTTTTTCTGGGTATAACTGTAGAATTGACCCTATAACTAATTACATGCAAGATGTTAATTCATCTTCATTTAAAGAATCAATAGGTTTTTGGAGAAGCGTATCTAACGCCACACTAGCTCAGGGAACTTTAGATAGTGAAACTCCGTCTGTAGCACCGTATATAGAAGTGGCATCTCCATCTAATTATCCAAATGGTCAACTTGGATTTCTAAAGGTAACAGCCAATAGTGCAGCAGATGTTGAAATTGCTTGCGGAACTTTAAATGTAAGAACTTTAGGAATACCTGTTCAAAACGGAAAGTCATACACTTTATCTGCGTATAGCAGAGCAAAAACTACCGCAAGAAATGTTGTGCTTGATATTAGATGGTATGACGGGGATGAGACTCTGTTAGGAACTGCAGGTGAATCCGGTGGATTAAACACCACAGGAGACTGGACTAGAACGTCGTTTTCTACATCTTCTGCTCCAGCAAATGCTAAGTTTGCTGTTCCATACATAAGAATTGAAGGATGCGCTAACGGAGAAATTCACTATATTGACGCTGTTCAGTTTGAAAACTCTGCTGAACCTACAACCTTTGTTGATGCTAGAAGAACAGATATTGTTTTAATATCAAACAGGGTTAACTTATTAACTAACCCAAGTTTTGAAATAAATACTAGTGGGTGGGTTTGCAGCACCTCTAACGCAACACTAAGTACTTCCGCAACTGGAGCTTTAGACTTTAGTACAACATCCCTTACAGCAACCCCGACTAGTGCTGGAACTGTAATAGTAGAAACTGACTCATTTGCTCATAATGTTGTAGCAGGCTCTGAATACTCTTTAAGTTTTTATGCAAAAAGAACGGGAGCGGCTACCACAGCAACAGCCAGGATATCTTGGTACACAGAGGGCGGCGCATTAATTTCTACAAGTTCTGGAACGTCTACTAACGTAAACACTTCCTTTGGAAGAGTTTCAATAACTGCGACT